AAAGAAGATCCAGATTTTCTTATGAAGAAAATGGTTGATAGAAAATTTAATAGGATTATAGAGAATGAAAATTAAAATCATCTTGTCCAATGCAGGAGAGTTCAAGGACATAGAGTTTATTGATGCACCTGTACATATACCAATAGAGGTAGAGGTTGTAGAGGAAGAATGAAACAACACGAAGTCATAGCGATAATTAACAGGGATTATCCACAGATGGATTCGTTTATTGAAAGTGAGTATCAGTACACTACCTATGATGCAGAGAACAAAGACTATATACTAGAGATCAAGTCTAGGAAATCAAGGTATGAAAAGTGGCTTATTGAGAAACATAAGTTTGATACCAATTTAGATATTGCCTTGAAGAAGAATAAACAATTCATTTACCTAACCGAGTACCGAACAGATATGTTGGTATGGAATATAAATGATTTAATTAATGTTGGCTACGACTTTGGTTGGGAGTTTAAGGAACAACCTAAGACCACAGATTTTGATAACAACAATAAGATTATGAAAGAAGTAGGATACCTACACGAACATTATGCGAAGATACTGTGAAAGACATTGATGATAAAGCTAGGGAAACTGCATTTACTTTACAAATGCTTATGGCAGAGGTTGATTTTAAGTATAATAGACACCACAGGTGCATTGGTTGTGGCGAACAATACAAACACCACGAAGATTATTTGCCCTGTGTGTCCGATACAATTAAGAAAAAGATAATGAAAGGGAGAAAGAAAATATGAGTGATATATCAGTAGCTGATGCAAGTGAAATAGTTTTAATTGCAGAGCTACTTAAAAGAAAAACAGATAATGGTACTGTGTTATTTAAAGAAAATTCTATAACTTTAGAAGATAATACAGTTCAACTGTTGGGTTTAGTTGCTAATGTACAAATGACATTAACACCACCTGAACCAATACCAGGTTCACAAACACCACCTATTAAAAAACCATCTTCGGAAGAAGAATAATGAATTGGGATTATGATTGTGAATGTGACTGTTGCACAAGTGAAGGAACTTGTTGCTCAAAAGAAAGAAAGGGATAATTATGTTTGATTATAAAATATCAGTGATTGACTTTAATGGTCCACCAACAATAATCCTTAGTCATAGTGATGGTACTTTTACAGAAGTAATTTTTGCAGAAACTGGCATAGGTATGTGGTATAAAGATGCTGAATATGCAGAAATAGATTTTCCTGAATTAGAAAAAATATATCAAGGTAAGGAAGAATAATGTTTTATAAAGTATTCAAGTTATATTGTGAGTGCAAAGGTCGGTTAATGTGGGATAAGATAAACGACAATTACTTCTGCGAGGAATGTAATAAGCAGCACACCTTAGATGAATTGGAAGTAGATGAAGCAGTATCAGTTTAAGGATACGAGCAGAACAATATACCAGATAGAAGCTGACAACATTGAACAAGCTGAAAAGATTTTTGATACTCTATGGCTACATAAACAACACAGCATTGATGATATATGTGCTAAACATAACATTCATAGAACACAAAATATTTGGATAGAGTATAAGTCAGAGGATCTTTAACCAATTCTTTCCTTTGCTATCTTAAAATATTCTTCATCTAGTTCTATTCCTATAAAATCTCTGTTAGTGTTTACACAAGCTACACCTGTTGAGCCACTACCCATTGTAAAATCTAAAACTGTTTCATTTTCTTTTGTATATGTTTTTATTAGGTATTCAAGCAAATCTGTTGGCTTTTGTGTTGGGTGATAATTATTTTTTTTTGCTCTCCTGCTACTATAAAATAAATAACTATTTGGATATTTATGTGAGTAGGTTTTGCCTTTTATATTATCGTAATTAGTTTTGCCTTTGTTATGTAATGTTTGACTATGTGTACTTGTTGTAAAAGATTTTGAATTTTTAATAAGTGGTTTATCTCTTTTAATCATTATTGGATAATAATTAGCAACACCTTTATAAAAAATATTTATATATTCAATATTGTTTAATGGTCTGTATTTAACATTAAAATAATTATTTCCAAATTTTTTATCCCAAATCCAATCATATTTATATTCTTGTAAATTGCTTAATCTTAAATGACTACTAAATGGCTCAGTTCCAAATAATGCTATTGCTGTATTATCTTTCCTAATTCTTTTAAGTTCTGCCCACATTGGTTTATAAGGAATAATATTATCCCATTTACAAGCAGTAGTTCCATAAGGTAAATCAGTAAGTATAAAATCAATAGAGTTGTCTGGAAACTCTTTCATTACTTCTAAGCAATCTCCATTGTATAACTTCACAGTATCTTTAAGTTATCCCAACCATTCTTATCAACAGTTAAAGTAAGTACACCAGGTTCATTCCATAGTCCTGTCCTTGCAGTAAAGTCATCACTTGCATCAATACTAGGACATTGAATCCAAGTTCTCTTACCCTGTTGCATTAGTCGTGGGTGGTGGTAGTGTCCTGTAATTAGTATCTCTGCTTCTCCTGATGGAAGCCAACCAAACATCTGTCCTTGCCACCATTTAATTATCTTACCTTCTGGACCTGCACCACCAGTAGTCATATGTCCGTGTGTTATAGCTACCTTCTTCCCAAATATATCAAAGACTTGGTGGAAACCATCTGCAACTTGTACCCCAACCTTCTTGTATCTTTGGTTTTTATTCATAATCTCTCCACATATTTCAATGTGCATAGTATCAGAGTTATCTAATCTATTTGTGGTAACACTTCCTTTAGTAGAACGGAACTCTCCGTGATTTCCTGGTACTCCACCTAAGATAATCTTGTCTGCGTGTGGTAGAAAGTTATCAACTGTTTTCATTATAAGTTTTCTAGCTAAATGAAACTGTTGAGTGAGTGAAAGTTCTATATTGAAGGCTTGTGAATCGTAGAAACCATAGCAGTTTTCTGTTAAATCCCCCATACCAAGTATGTAGATTTCTTTTACATTAGTTCCTACCTTACGGAGTGCCTTAATTCTATTCACACCCTCTATAAGAGCTTCCTCATAGCGTTTAACAGTATTCTCAACACCTAGATCAGACTTCCCTAGCTGCCAATCACTCATCATAAAGAGAAAGGCTGTATCTCCCCCATACTTTTTCTGTTTTAGTACAGGTTTCTTACCTATTTCTTTCTCTAACTTAGCAAAGAACTTATCTCTTGCTGGATTCTTAGACTTAACTACACCCTTGAAAGCATAAAAGGTTTCAACTATGCCACCTTTTAATTGTGTATTCCAAGAAGATGCTTTAATTTTTCCTTCTATTTCGTAGTATTTAGGGTTGAAACCCCACTCTTTTAGAATCTGGTCATATTTATTCTTGTAATCTGGATCTGTTCCTACATAAGTTATCTCGCCAACACCAGCTTGTTCATCAAACTCAACTGATGGTTGCCAACCTGACTTATAATAGTTATTACCTAAGTCTTGCGTTTCATCTGTCATTTGCAGCCTTCCTGTTTAAAAACAGTATAGCTGTTTTATATGACAGATTCGTTACTTAACTATTTGTTTTTTAGCGTATGTCTTGACAACTGCTAAAGCAGCACCACCACCTGCAAGTGCAGCTAACTGTAAAGTTCCAGCATCTACACCTACTAATGGAGCAACTGTTAAAGCACCTATGAACGCTTCAATGAAGGTCCACGCAGTTCTTTCTAACATATCTTTTAAGTCATCACTCATCTTATACTCCCAAGCATCATTCCAAGGTGTCCATTCAATATCAGCTTTAAACGAACCATCAGAGTTTCTGCTTCTTTTATACTTTTCAAACATTATTTAAATCTTGAGTAAGATCCCCAACCTCTGTCAATTTTCTCACTCTTGTTAATTTTACTAGGTTTTTTTAATTCCCCATCAAAATCTACATAAGTTACTGCTGCTCCCCCAGTTTTTATAGCTGAAAGTACATAAGGATATAGCATTTTATAAGCATTAACAGATGATCCTATAAACCCATCCTTTTTCACAAGGTTACTCTCTTGTGAATTTCCAACAATAAGGCAACCAGAGGTATGTTCATCTGTATTACCTGTATGCCATAAGATATATTCAAATCCTGGTACATCTTTAACCCAGATCATACCTTCGTGGAAGCCATACTTCTTCTTATACTTGGTGTGAAAACCACCAACAGTACGAAGTTCTAACTTATATGTACCTGCTGGAATCCTTGTTTCGTGCATCACTTTAGTATCTCTCTGCTCATCTTCTAATGTATAGCAAAGAAACTTTCTCTTACCATTGGATACATCAAACAATATTCCTGATGTACTATCTTCTTGACTACTTATTCTTAATACTTCTAGTTTCATTCTTCTTCTTCTTTCTTTAAACACTTCTCACATATTAAACTATTCTTTGACCAAAATGGTGCGAAACAATTTTCACAATACTCTGTGTATATTGTTTCTTTATCCATTATAAACCAACCAATACTAAGGTAAGTGTTTTAATCACGATAGTTTAATAAAATATAATACAGAAACAATAAAACAAAAAACTAACCAACCAATAGATGTTTCTAAATACTTATCCATTATCTCTTACCCCCAAAATAAGCTACTGCGTGTCCGACTTCTATCATCTCTTGATTAATATTTGTTTCATCTATATAAAGTTCTCCAAGTACTCTTCCATATTTACCTTTTCCTTGTGAATGTAACTCAACTGATTCATCAGCTAGTCTATCAATAAGCCACTCTTTCGCAGCCAACCCTCGTTCTTTCTCCTCTTTATCTCTGGTCCTAGACTCTGGAGCGTTGATGCCCACAAGTCGTACACGACATTTATGCCACACATCAAAACCCAGATCCATTCTGACATCTACTGTATCTCCATCTACTACTCTAAGTATATTTACTCCATAATAATATTTCATTATTCTCCTGGTTCAATCATTATACATTCTCCTGGACACTCCTCTGCTGATTCAATAACATCTTGTAATAATCCTTCAGGGATTGTGGCAATACCTTTAGCACCTTCTTTGTTTCCCTCTGAGTCTGCGTAAATGTGGTCGCCATCTTTAACATAATATAAACCATCATCCATCCCAACAAATACATCTGGAGCTATTTCTTCACAGATGCCATCTCCTGTGCAAATATGTTGGTCTATCCAAACCTTCAATTAGCTACTAATCTTTTCTTAATCCCATAGTGAGTAACCAAATTGAAATTGATACTAGAATTGCGATACCTACTATGTCTTTTGCAGAACCTGTCAATGTAAGCCAAGCTATAAAGAAACCTAAGAGAGTAAATATCTGTGCGATACTCTCCTTCAATGCTTCTAGTAACCATCTAACTATTGCTTTTAATACTATTGGTACTGCTTGAATACCTTTCCATAAGTAGATTAACCCATACTTAACTGTGTAAAATGGTAAACCTAATATGTGAAATAAAAAATCAACTGCTTTTTTAAATAGCCCAATCATTTACTTTATTTTCCTAACTGGAATTATTGATCCTGCTGCTATTATTTGTGAAGCAATAATGATAGGTACGACAACCTCTTGTGCCTTTTCTTTTTGGTCATTAGTCATATCATTACCAATCTCTGTTATATCTATTTCTTGTATATCTATATCAATAATAGCACCGATTGGGTTATCCAAAAATTCTTCAAGTTGAACTTCAGTTACAGCATCAGCAAAGGTGTATTCTTTAGATGAATCATCTGCGTTTGCTACTGCTCTCTCTACGAACTCATCAACAGCTTGTGCAACTGCTTCATCTTCTTGTACTAATTCAGCTACAATCTTTACATCTTCCTTATCTACACCAAGGACTTCAGCTACAACTTCTACTTGTGCTTCAGTAAGTTCCTCAACATTCTGAACAGCTTCCTCAACTATCTGCGATACAACCTCAATTACTTCTTCAGATACTTCAGCAAGATTTTCAACACCTATGTCATTAACTTCTTCTATGATCTCTACTAATTCCTCTGTTTCCAGATCCTCAACTTCTATATCTGCAACTTCCTCAATAACTTCTTCCAACTCCTCTACCTCTACTGCTAATTCTTCTTCAGTAAGCTCTGGTTCTTCCTCATTTGTAAAGATTTCTATAATACCTGTAACAACTTCCTCTACTGTAACTTCTATATCTATTACTTCGGCAACAGTTTCTGGAATAGTTGTAGTAGTTGTAGTAGTCGTTGTTGTGGTAGTAGTTGTCGTGGTAGTAGTAGGAGTTAAAGCAACAATAATATCTTCAACATCTACCTCTTTTATTTCTATAACTTCTTCCTCTACTTGTTCTGCTAACTCCTCTAGCTCCTCAATATTTTCTTCTATTTCCTGTATAGCTTCAACAAGTTCTTCTAGTTCTTCTTCCTCTAATTCAACTTCTAACTCAAGTGATTGTTTCAATGATTCTTCTAGTTCAGCTTTAATCCTAGCT